GTTTGAAACAAACACATCAATACCATACAGGTTACCGATCTGACCATTTTGAACCGTCTGACCTCCAACAAAGTCAGATGAGGTATAACGATCAATACCCATGATGGAGTTTCTTGCTGAAGGGGGTACAACAAGAAAACGTCCATCCATAGGCGTACTTGCTTCATCCATCTTCTGAATTAACTCCCTGAATCCAGCATCAGTAAATACATCTGTACCACCAATAACTGTATCTGCACCATATGCAGTTAGACCATTAGAAGCATCAATAAAGAATGAATTGCTGTGAATGTAGTCCGTTGCACTTGCATTGCCCTGATCACCAAAGTTCTGTGCCAGATCATGCAGTGCTGTATCTACCTGAAGTGCCAATGCATAACCTGCATCATCAGTGTAGAACTGACGCAAGCTACCAAGTGCCTGAACCTCAACAATATCATCAATCAAACGAGAATATTCAAAGTGCTGATTGATTGCTACCTGTACTTCAGTAGACGTACCATGAAGAATATTGACCAAAGCACCTTCAGTCTTTGAACTGGCTGCACCACGGTCAGGTGATGGGATATGAATAACATCTCCCTTTTGTCCTTCCATTGACATCTTCTTTACAAGGTTAGCCAATACAAGGTTTTTCTCGTATGCAGCTACAATCTCATCCGACCAAATCTCTGGGATGAAAGTTGCTGCTTCTGTAGCACTAATTGCTTTTGCCGCTGTGCCAAACGCGCCACTACTAGAAGTGACATATGATGGTTGTGTTGCCATGATATTACTCCATTATCTTCTGACTCGACCCTCCGCATAAGCCTTCAATATTTCATCATTTAAAGCTGTATACATTTTAGGATCATTCTTTCTCATTTCATCAAGTTTGAGTTTATGGAAAGTTTGTTTAGAACTTGGCGTAGTCGAACCACGGGTATTACCTGTTGATGCTGCCTTTACCTGCTGTTTTCTGCCATTAGTGACTGTTTGCGCCACAGACTGCTGACGCTCCTTCCACAATGACATCAACTCAGAGGCTCTCTCAAAGTCGTAGTTCTGATCCGCGTTTCTAAAATCCCTTTGCCGTACTGGTGAAGCAGCAATCCATTCCTGGAATCTAGGATCAGCAACAATTTCTTTAGTATCTGGGTGCGTCTGCATTAACTGCTGATGCGCCTGTTGATGCCTCAAACTCTGCTGCGTCTTCTCTGCTTCAACAACTTTTGGATGCCTATCAATTAATTGCTCTACTGCCTTTTCAGGATCAGCAAAGAAATCAATCTCCTGCTTAGGCTCTTCCGTTTTGACCTCTGCCGTCTGGTTTTGAATGTATGAGTCTACAACTTTCTTTAACTCACCGTACTCTGCACCCTGTTTACCAAATGCTCTCTCAACATCTTGGTGCATCGCTATCAGTTCAGCCGTTGATTTATCCCTGTATTTAGCAGGGATCTCCGGCTCTTGTGCCTCAACCATCATTTCCTGTTGCTCCATTTCCTCAACAGGTGTTGCCTCTGGCGTGTCAATAAGTTTTGTACCCATTTTTACTCCGTCTTAAAAAAGATTATGGATGTGGGTTATCAGGGCTTCGTAAAGTTATCCTGTCTTCCGTTCTTCTGCTATTTTCACTTGCCTCCACTTTGCCCAGTTCTTCGTGGCCTTGGGGAAGTCACCGGAGATCGGGTCAAGCGAAAAGTTTATGCTGCTTATAATCCTAAATGCCTGATTGGCACATTCTGGACAATTGACTTGATGAATAGAGTTATCCACAAGTCTTTCCACAATATGACCTTTCTGACACTTAAAATCATATAACGGCATATCAAATCTCAAGAAAATTGAACGAGTTATCTTCTTGAGGTGTCTCAAGATTACCTTCTATACCAAGAATCTCTGTAATTTTAGCTACCTTACCACGCCTAAAGTACAAGTCATCTTGGCTATGAATCGCCTCGATATTGTTTAAGAACCTCTGCTCTTGTACTAACTTTTGCTTAAGAACCTTCCAGCCCTCAGTCAAAAACATAGTACGCAAAGCATCGCGTTCTTTCTCAATTCTCAGTGACTCTTCTGTAACCATCTGTTTACCCTTTCGGACAGATGTTGCATTTTAACATCAAGAAAGTATTCTAAGTCAATACCTTTACTTATAGCTTTTACGTTTTTTCTTTTTCTTTCCTGTCATGTATCCAGGCATAACTCCTCCTATTTGCGTCTCCGCTTTCTGTGTAATTTAATATTGTCTTTCTTTTTAATACGTTTGGTTGGTCTAGCCATGTCATCACCATTTTGTTTTATGTGACCAATATCGAGCACTAAAGAATTTAGGTTTAGGGTCTTGTGCATTATGACGAGCATAATACGATTTTCTACGCGCCTTATCCTTTTTACTCTTAGGGTTTTTACCAGCACCGGTCACACCCTGCTGACCAAACCTAATCAACTTCATCTCATGTCCACGCTCTGCTAATACAACGTGTGACTTCGTAGCATGATTTGGTGTCTTTTTTGGTTTGTTAGTACCAGACAACCCATGCTTCTTCAATAATGCTTTCTTTCTATCTGCGTGAGCCACGTTTCTTTTTCAATGCTTTAAAATCCGCACCCGTAATCTTATTTCTTGGTTTAGCAACTGCTGCTAACTTTTTCTGCTTCTTAGAATATTTACTTGCCGGCATTATGCTTTCCTTGTTTTTTTCTTGGTTGTGCGTTTTGCTATGAGATCAGAGTCCGCTTTTCTAGCACCACCCTTACCTGTTGCAAAACTTCTAACCCGACCAGCAGCCCACTGATGTGCTGATACTCCAGGTCTGGAACCAGAACTGTAATATGCTCCTAAACCTCTCTGATAAACCTTTGCCAGCTTTGCTCTTGAGAAACCGCTAGACTTAGCGTATTTATCAAGCACTGCGGCTTTTGCGCTTTTTTTTGCCACTCGCCACCCTCTGCTTGCTAATTTCGTCCATCTCTTTCTTAGTCAACTTACCTTCTCTGTATTTTTTCCTAGTGCGTTTGATCTCTTCTTCGGTTTTCTTTTTATTCTTTGAACCCGTCACATACTTTTTAGGAACACCACCTTTTGTTTTTGGAACTCTCGCAAATCGTCTTTTCACGTTCGCTTCCTTGCCTTCTTTTTCGCAGTCTCAGAAAGATCCTTAAAGTGAAATAACTTCTTACTGGTCTTTCCATGCGTCTTACCAGAATGCGTCTCACCATTTGGCATCTTATGCGTACCACCCATATGGCGAGTGCCGTCTTTAAAATAATGTGCTACACCTTTCATTGCTGCCTCATTGGAGTCACATTACGCTGCGCTGCGGCTTGTTGAGCTTCCCGTCTTTCAGCGAGTTGTCTTTCAGCAAGAATGCGAGACGCTTCCGCTTGAGCCTCTTTAGCCGCAATCTCTCGCTCCTTAGTGAGTTCCTTTGAGATTTTAATCCTGCGCTCAAACTCTTTGTCATCTTCAGTTCCCACTTTAAGATTTGCCGTAACCGCCTTGATCCTATCAATCTCTAACTCTTCAGGCAACTGACCTGTCTCTGCTGCAAGTTTTCTTGCCCTAGCCTGTGCCTCAACCGCCTGACCATTCAGCGCATTGGTCTGTGCGTTCTGGAAACCAAGCTGACTTTGAGCCGTAAGCTGCTGTAACTGGACTGCCTGTGGATTAGGTTGTGCAGCCTGTCGCATAGAAGCAATCAACTGCTCTCTGTTACTCAAAGACATATTATCTATAATCGCTTCAATCAACTGCTGTTTAACAGGTGAATCCTGCATGGTCTGTAACAGTTGCGTTAATTGAGCTATCTCATACTCCCTAGCCACAACACCCAATGAAGTTGTCGCAACAAACTTATAATCACTGACAGGGTACAATTCAGGCTCAAACTGCATATAACGATGAGCCGTTTTAGTGACAAAAGGAATCAAAAAGGCTTCTTGGAAGTTAATCAAAGTACGTTTATGCCGTTTAATGACCGTACCCAAACCCATACTGAAGCCAGCAGCAGAACGTGTATCAGTTCCTGCCATTCTGTCCGTAGGGTCAATAGCACCCGTCGAAGTCTGAACCATCTGCTGTAATGCAGCAGCCTGATTAAATGTTATCTGACTTACCTGACCAAAATTAAAGGGCTGTAAAGATTCAGCAGGATTACCATTCGTCCTGATCGTACCTCCAGGTCTTACGTGTAAAGGCTGTCCTCTAGGAACCCTAGATGCATCCATCGCTAACATGGGGTGAATTGTTAGGGCCAAGGCATCGATTCTAGCCCGTATTTCAGCATCTAACGCCTTTTGTGAGTTATAGGCTTTCTCACATATGCCTCTACCCCAGAAACGGCTAGGAACGATGTCAAATGGGAATGCGATGACAGGGCGATCCTGCATCATGTAAGGATTCTCTTCTGCTTTTAAAAGAACATCCTTGTTCGCTATTACGACAATTGCTTCAACGTAATAACTTTCTCCTTCTGTCTTTTCATCTTTTAACTCATCGAGTAGATGACGGGGAACCAAACCGTAGTAAGTTGTCTTTCTAGCCTTATTCTCCTCATACATACTGGTTTCATTAGGGTCAGCCAGTAAATCAGTATTGTAAGAAGCGTTAGCAATCTCACCTTCTAAGTAAACACCTTCTTCCTGAAGCATCTCTAACTGGTGTTTGGGTACAAATTCATCAATGGCGACACCCAAAGCATCATCAATACTGGTAGCGCAAGGGTCTATTAAGAAGTTTTGGGGTAGGACAGAGCGTAACCTGACAACATTTCGATCTCTAATCCTAACACCTACCTGATTTAACTGCCCTTCCATAACAGGTTCGGTA